GTGAGCAGCGGATTGTGGCCGGCTGCTCCTACGCGTTGGGCTTGGTATCCATCGGGGCAGCATTGATCACCCTGGCGCTTGTCTGAACCGAAGACGACATCCTCGACAGCCTAAGCAAGGAGCCCGCCCAGCGGCGCGCTTCCCTCCTCTCCGTGAATGGCCTAGCCTGCCCTGGTTCCCGGCGTTACTCCTCAAAGGCGCCGACACTCAAAGCCTCCCACCAGAGGCACCAGCCCCGCCCGGGAAACTAGGCGGGGCTTTCTTTGTCTGGATCGGCAGCGTGGAATGCAGCCCGCGTGGGACGAACTTGTCCAGGGGACTACATCTGCTACCGGCAGGAATGGGTGCTCACCGTCCGCTGCAGCACTGAGGGATGCAGCCAAAGCGCTGGGCACCCGGTATGGGAACGGGGTGCCCTCCAAGACATGGATAGTCGGCGGAAGCTTTGGGAACTGGTGGCGCATGACGGGTCTGATGCTGAATAGAACATGGTCTATGAAGCCTTTAAGGCCTGTGACGGACTGGAGCGTGGTGACCATACCATCTGATTGCAGCTCCAACGGGCCGCAGCGGATGCTGGGGACTTTTGGCAGACAGCTACGCCTCGGCCAGTCAGCACGTTGGCCAAGCTTCACCATGGGTGATCATCCCATGCCGCGCCGGTGCTCCTGATCTCATCTAAGGCTTGGCATGCGGCACGGCTGATCTGGTAGATGGCGAGCCATGACCATCTCTGGCACTCACGACCAAGCTCTCGTCGCTCTATCGATCCTGATCGCGGTGGCGGCATCCTATACCGCTCTTGATCTGGCCAGCCGCGTCCGTGCCTCCGCTGGTTGGCCCCGCTATGCGTGGCTTGCCACCGCGGCCCTCGCCATGGGCGGGGGTGTCTGGTCCATGCATTTCGTGGCCATGCTGGCCTTCAGTGTCCCTGGCATGGCGGTGTCCTACGACATCCGGTTGACAGTCCTGTCACTGCTCATTCCCATTCTGGCCACCGCAGTCGGCTTTCTGGTGGTGAGCCGGCCGCATCCTGGGCCCACTCTGTTGATCGCGAGTGGCCTGTTCATGGGTCTCGGCATCGCCGCAATGCATTATACGGGCATGGTGGCCATGAAGATGGCGGCCGACCTTCGCTATGACCGGTTCTGGGTCGCAGTCTCGATCCTGATCGCGATCGGGGCTGCCACGGTCGCACTGTGGCTCTCCGTCCGAACTAGCCAAGTGGCGTTGCGGGTCGCTTCGGCGGTCGCCATGGGCATTGCAGTCTCGGGCATGCATTACGCGGCCATGCAGGGCGCCGTGTTTATCGCCCACCCGGAAGTCGACATGGCGCATGGCTCAACAAGCCTGACCCAGGTCAGGCTGGCACTCGCCGTGGCTATCTCAACCTTCCTGATCCTGTTCCTGGCGTTGATCGCGGCCATGTTCGACCGGCGCCTCGCGTCGATGGCCGAGCGGGAAACCCAAGCGCTGCGCCAGAGCGAGGAGCGCTTCCGGGCGCTCTACACCCGAACCCCCCTGCCTCTCCACTCGCTGGATCAGGCCGGCCGCATTGAACACGTCACGGATGCTTGGCTCCACCTGATGGGCTACGAGCGCGATGAGGTGATCGGGCGTCCGCTCATCACCTTCATGACGGAGCCGTCTGCCCGTCAGGCCCTTCACTCCGATTGGCCCAGCCTGCTGCAGACCGGCGCTCTGACGGACGCCGAGTATCGTCTCGTCACCCGAGATGGCCAGTTTCTCGACGTGCTGGCTTCGGCGCGCATCGAGCGCGACGAGCAAGGGGCCTTTTGCCGTGCCTTGGGTGGCCTGACAGACGTGACAGAACGCAAGCGCGCCGAGGAGGCGCTGCGTCAGTCGCAGAAAATGGAGGCGGTGGGCAAGCTCACCGGAGGGGTAGCACATGATTTCAATAATCTACTGACGGTCGTGATCGGTAGCCTCGAGTTACTGCGCAAGCGCTTGTCGGCAGATGATGCACGCGCCTTACGGCTCATAGACAATGCAGTTCAGGGCGCCCAACGCGGATCGTCGCTCACCCAGCGCCTGCTTGCCTTCAGCCGAGGCCAGCCGCTCAGCCCTACGGCGGTCGAGGTGCCGGATCTGGTGCGCGGCATGGCGGATTTACTCCACAGCTCGCTCGGATCCGGCATTCAGATCGAGACCCATTTCCCGCTCGCTGTGGCGCCGGCTTACGTGGACGTCAACCAACTCGAACTGGCCCTGCTCAACCTGGCCGTTAACGCGCGCGACGCCATGGCCAGCAAGGGTTTGCTCACCATTTCCGCACGTGAGGTGCAGGTCGGAACACGGGAAGCCGGTGAGCTGACAGCAGGTCACTACGTGGTCCTGAGTGTCACGGACACCGGCGAAGGCATGGATGAGGCGACGCTCGCCCGTTGCATGGAACCCTTCTTCACCACCAAAGGTATCGGCAAGGGCACAGGCCTGGGCTTGTCCATGGTCTATGGCCTGGCGGCGCAATCCGGTGGCCGGCTCCTGCTGCGCAGCCGCAAGGGCGAGGGCACCACCGCTGAGTTGTGGCTGCCACGCGCCGAGATGGACGCCGTGCTGCTACCGCAGCGCGCCACCGGTGGCGCCGATGCGCGGTCGGAGCCGCTCGATCGACGTGCTGTGCTGGTGGTAGACGACGACCCGTTGGTGCTGGCGAGCACAGTGTCGATGCTTGAGGAGCTCGGCCACGTGGTCGTGGAGGCAGCATCGGGCCGGCAGGCCCTGGAGATCCTGCGAGCGGGCGCCGAGGTGGAGCTGGTCATGACGGACCAGGTGATGCCCGACATGACCGGCCTCCAACTCGCCGCCGAATTGAAGCAGATCCGGCCTGCGTTGCCCGTGCTGCTGGCCACGGGCTACGCCGAGCGGGGAGAACTGGCCGCCGCAGGTCTGCCCCTGCTCCACAAGCCATTCGGACAGGATGCCCTCGCCGCAGCCATCGCAAGCTGTCTCGGTACCAACGGGCAGATAGGCGGAGATGTCGTGCCGTTTCGAAGATCTGAAGGGCGCCCGCTCTCCTAGATCTCTTTAGCTTAGCGGGCACATTAGTTCCCGGTTGTCTCTAACGACGACATGCATTTGCAGGCCAGTAGGTGCACTCAGGCCAGGCTATTCGCCACCATCCTGCCGGCCACCCTTGGCCACCACCTGCAATGCCCCATCGGGGAGCGGGCGCTGCAAGATGCTGGCCTGATCCCAGGGCGCTTCCAACCACGTGTCCCATTCGTCTGGGTCGGTCAGGATGGCCGGCATCGCTTTAGGGTGAACCGCCCCCACCTCGGCATTGGGCTCGGTGGTCAGGAAGCCGAAGAGGTCGGCCGTCACCTCGCCTTCCTTCAGCTTCCGTACGCTGGTCCAAGTCGTCCAGATCCCGGCAAAGAAGGCCAGAGGGCGTTCCTCCGACAGCGCGAACCAGATCGGCAGAGGCTTACCATCCGGCCCGCGGTCGTTCTCGCTGAAACTGGTGAGCGGCACCAGGCACCGATGCTCCGGGGCCAGCCACCGGCGCCAGTGCGGGCTCTTGGTGTTGCGGATATTGGTCACGCCGGGGTCGGTCTTCTTCCCTTCCAGGGCGAAGGCCGGCGACGGCATGCCCCAGCGCGCCGTGACCAGTTCCCGCTCACCGTCCGCGGCATTCCGCACGATCGGTGCCGGGTAGTCCGGGTAGATCCCCGGCAGCGACGGCATGTTGCCCACGCTGTCCCGCATGGCTCGCGCCACATCGCGGATGGCCGCCTTGTTGCTGGTCATGGAGTAGAGGTTGCACATACCGGGAGGCTATCAGCGTCTCGGCCAAATGCGCCAGACGCTGCCCTACCCCTCGTAGAAATCGGCCAGCAGGAGAAAGTCCTCGGCCGAAACCTGCATGGTGAGCTGCCCCTCCCGCTCTGCCGCCGTGGCGAGCGCCAACAGGCCCTCAATGGTCCGAACCTCGCGCCGCACTTGGTCCAGCTCGTCGGGCCTCCCGTTATGAGGCAGGCCGAGAGCCAAGCTCGCAGCCTCACTGGCTGGAACACACGCCGCGATGATGTGCTGGCACTTAAGGAAGGCACGCGACATGGCTTACTCCCGCCAGTGGACCTGCCGCCGTGGTGCGGTCAACGAGAAGCTGCCCGGCAAGGCGGGGGCCGAGACCGGGCAGCTTGTACGCTATTCCCACCGAAGGCGTGACACGGCATCCGTTCCGGTGCCGTAGCGTCTGGAGCGTATGGGTAATTTGCGTAGAATGCAAATATCGCCCGCGGCGGTAACGCTTTGCTGAAGGGCGGGCATCCAGGAGCCGGACACGAAAAACCGCCCGGCAGGTCTCCCCGCCGGGCGGCTTCTCCGCCTACGCCCTCGGGCCCGAAGCCTAGCAAAAATGCACGGAAGTAGGACAGTTGGTCCTTGCTCAACAGGACCAATTGTCCTATAACGCTCATGCCGGTGGCTAGAGCCGGTAACGCCTGGGACGGAGATGAAGATGAGCTTCACCATCACGTTTCAGACCAAAAGGTGGGGGACGGTGACCATCACGATCACCGTCCACCTGATCTAAGGGTCTGAACGGAGGAGGCCGGCGCAACGGCCTCCTCCACCAGGCATGAGGGTAAGAAGTCCCGAAGGAGATATCAAGCGATGGCTTACGCAGGCACGATCAGCCCGCCCCGCGCTCGCATCCCGCGCCTAGGGTTCCAGATCAAGGTGACGCGCGAGAAGGGCACGGGCGGCGGTGCCCCCGATCCAGAGGACAAGCGGAGCATGTTCCGCCGGCTTTGGGACGGCCTGCGCAATCTGGTGAAGGTGCGGGTGCGGTGACCTTCACCGAGGATGCAGCGCGCTTCACCGCGGCGCTGGAAGATCTTGGCTTCACGCAGGCGAGCTTCTGCCGGTTCCTGATGGACCATGGCGATCCCAGGAAGCTCCCTGCCCTGCAGCGTCAGATCGGGCGCTTCTCGCGGGGAGAGAGGTCAGTCAGCGGCGAGATGTGGGTGCTGCTGGGTCTGCTGAAGCGGCAGAAGGGCCGAGAGCAGGAATGAGAAACCGCCCGGCAGGTCTCCCCACCAGGCGGCCTTAAAAAACCGAACCGTAATTAGGTCAGAGGGTTCGGCCGTATCTCGTGCTGTAGGCCGAGTTCGAAACCGGCTGCCTGAAGGAAGCGCTCCAAAGGAGTGCCCTGTACCGTCAGATGGTGCCCCTGCGTGTCCATCCACGCCGCTACAGCCTGAGGATCATAGCACGGGTGCGCTCAGCCTTGTCGCATGAGATCGGCCATCCGCTTGGCCCTCGCGGGAGTTTGTCTCGCCCACAGGCAGAGAGCGGAAGACGGCGCGCTGGAGGAAGGACATAGCAACGCTGTGGCACGACCGAGGCTGCCAAACGAAAGCCGCCCGGCAGGATTGCTCCCACCGGGCGGATTTAATCTTCTCGCCTCCAGCCCCCCAGCCGGAAGCTGCGCCAGCGGTTTCCCCACCTGCTGGCGCCGCGGGTGAGTAGCGGCGTCAGCAATCATCACGCAAGCGTGATTTCTTGCATGGCGTGCAAATACATGCCCGGACCTGCCGGATTAGGGCATACTCGGAACTCACGGGATTGCGAGTTCAGTATGGGCACAGAGTTCTGGGTGCGTATGTGGCACGGGCAGGCAGCGAGCCTAATGCGCTACGAAGGCGAGACCGCAATCGTGTACGTAGCCGGCGAGGAACTGCACTTACCTAAGGAGACTTGGCAGTCTCTCCCGCCATACGAGAGCGTTCGGGTTGTAGCGGCGTAACTCACTCGGCGGGATCGTTCGCTACCGAATGGGAATTCACCCCTCCCGCATCAGATCCGCCATCCGCTTCGCCCGCGCCGGGGTCTGCTTAGCCCACAGGCTGTTCAGCATGCCGGAGGCGGCGCCGGCGTAGTCGCCGCGCTCCACCATCGCCAGGGTGTTCTTGAACGCCATCAGCCCGGCGATGCCCATCTGGAAGGCCATGGCCTCCAGCACCATGCGGCGAACCGGCGTCAGGCGCGTGGACCATGGCAGCGCCTTGGCGACCTGCTCCCGCACCTCCACCACATCGTTGGCCAGCAGATAGCGCGCCTCGGATGCGGTGATACCCTTGCGGTTCAGGGCGCGGCCAATGCCGATGGTCGGGTGGCCAACCACCTGCGTGCCCGGCCCGATGGCCTTGCCGGTCGCATCGTCATAGACGGTCAGGCGAAGGCCCTCCTCCACGATCAGGAGATCGGTCAGGGCCGCAACGGGATCGGTGGTCGCCACAGGCGCCTCCTTCGGGATGGAAGTGTTCGCCGGGGCGGGAGGAACCTCCCCCACCCCGTAGACGGGCACCACCTGCCCGGGGTGATAGACCCCGGGCACGGGCACCAGAGCGGCGGGCGCTTGGGCGGTGCCAGCGGCCGGAGCCTCCCGCCCCAAGCCCAAGAAAGCGAACAGGCGGTCGAGGAAGGTCATTGCCCCTTCACCTCGCCAGCCTTGATCGCGGACAGCGCGCGGTTGATGGCGCGCTCTGCCGCCGCCTGCCCGCCATCCAGGATGCGTGCTGCGTCCGGCAGCCCCTTCACCATCTCGGCCGCCTTGGCGGGAACGCTGGCCGCCGGGTTCGTCGGGTCCGCGATCTCCGCAGCGGCACCGGCCGCCACGTCAGTCCAGCGGCGCCAGGCGCGGGTGGTGATGAACTCGGTCAGCGCGGCGCGGGCCACAGGGAGCAGCGCCAGGACGGCGTATCCGGCCAGGCCGAGTAGGCCAGCAGCCAAGGCCCGCAGCAGCGCATCAAGCGCCACGCGGATATCCTCCCATGTCTCCATGGCGGGTCACTCCAGATTGTCAGGGATGCCGGGATGCGCCCCGGCTGCGGTTACTCAGGACAGGGAAGCCGCCTTTAGGCTAAGCTTGCGCCTGTGGATGAGGGCTAGACGTGGCCGAGCAACGAACGACCCTAACCACCGAGCAATTGCGGGTGCTGAAGTTTTGCGCCCGATCGCCCGGATGGATCAGCTTGCTGGAACTGGAAACCATCAAGCTGCTGGAGCCGGACGATGTGGTAACGGTGCCCTCACTCGTTGAGCGAAACCTGCTCCGACATGAAGCCGTCATCCAAGCGGTAGCCATCACCCCCGCAGGGCAGGTGCTGGCAGATGAACACTGATCAGCTCAGCGCGACGCTCAGCAGCGGGTCGCGGGCATAGTCGGACGCCTGGGTAAAGGGCGCGCCATCGGCCGGCAGAGCGTCGAATAGCGCGCGGGCCTCGGCATCGCCGAAGAGATCGGCATAGCCGGCGAGGGTCGCGCGGGCCCACTGCGCGTAGTTGCCATCGACCTTCGCCCAGCCGTTGCCGTTGGACCAGTTGCGGGCCTCGGTTTGCGCGGCGATCTCGGCCCAGGTCGAGTAGATGCGGCCGGTCTTGGGATTGCTGATCGCCAGCAGGTAGGTCACGCCATCGCGGCCGAGACCATCGAAGCGCCCCACCAGGAAGTTCCGCGCCCACTTCAGGAAGGTCAGAGCGTGTGGATTGCCCCGCCGTGCCGCCGGGATGGCGACGTTGGCGAAGTAGTCCTGCTGCCACGGCGGCAGCGCGCCCTTGGTGCCGTATTCGCCCGGCAGCCAGCCATGCGCCTCGCCCTGCATCTCGGTCCATGCCGGCAGCTGGGAAACGATCCAGGACCAGTTGGCTTCCGAGACGGCGGTGAAGTAGGCCCGCTCCGCGCTGCCTTCAGGGCTCGCCCAGGCGGCTTCGTCGATCTGCCGCAGGGACCAGGCCGAACCGCGCACCTGATTGCCCTGGACCACCAGCATGTCGGAGGCGCCGCGCGCGTCGGGCCAGATGCCGATGACGTTCCAGGCGGCCTGGGCCTGCAGGTTGTCCAGGAAGGCCCGGCGGCCCGTCAGCAGGAAGGGCACAAAGGACAGATCGGGTTGGTGCGGCCCGTCGAGGTTCCATCCGGTGTCGCCCGGCACAGGCTGCAGCAGCGTGCCCGTGCCTGGCTCGCCACCCCGGCCATCGGTCCAGATCCGCCCATTGCCCTGCGGTACCGGCGTTGGCTGCTCTGGCGTCGGCGTCACGACGACCGGCGGCTCCGGATCGGCTACCGGTGGCTCAGGATCAGCGGGAGGCGGCGTGGAGACAATCGGCCCCTCGCCCAGCACCGTCATCGCCTCGCGCATCGCCCGCATCTCTCGCGTCATGGACGAGACGGCATCAGCCATGCGCGCCATGGCGGCATCAGTCACGCCAAGCTGCTCAGCGACGACCTCACGCACGATCACGCGCAGCCAAGCATCCAGCGCCGCGGCGCCTGATGGTTCGGTCATGATGGATTTCCCGTTGTGGATGCCGGCGGCCGGCCGGCGGCGGGTTAGGCGTCGCGGTCAGGCACCCAGGCCACCGACGGCTCGTCATTCTGCTGCCGCGTGCCTGGAGCACTCAGCCGGCTCTCAAGCCGCTCCTGCCGCCGCAGGATCTCTTCCAGGCGCGGCAGGATGCCAGCGATAGTATTGGCCAAGGCCGCCATTCTCTCGGCACCGGACTGATCAGCATTGGCCAGCGCGCGGATCTGATCCTGCATGCCCTGCTGCTGCTGGTCACGGATGCGGCCGGCTGTGGCCATGGAGGCCTCCAGCTGTGCCGACTTAGCTTCGGCAGCATTCAGCCGAGTGCCCTGTGCCGCGATCGCAGTGCCCTGCGCCACGTCGCCTTTCTCCAGAGCATCCAGCCTGGTGTTCACCGGCCCGATAGCGATATTCCAGATGATTGCGAGCACACCGCAGCCAGTCAGCACCGCGCCGCCCAGCGCGCCGACGATTTTCAGCCCCACCGGAACGTCGGCTTTAGTCTCAGACTTGGACATGTGCGGGGCGAGCGCGGCCGTGATTTTAGCCGCCAGCATGTCGGAACTCGACAACGCCTGCTGATGGTTCTTGGTGTCATGGCTCTGCTGACTGGCGCGCTCAGCCGTGATCAGCGCCTCTACCTCTGCGCGGCTGAAGGTGTCCTGCGTCGGCGGGATGGACCGCAATGGCATGGTTCTAAGCCCTCCCTGACCGGATGCGGCGGATGGCGCTCATGGCGACTGGCCATCCAGCACGGCCCGTGCCCGATCGACCACCCAGGCATCTCCCTCGGGCAGATCATCCGGCGACAGGGCAGCCACGCGCTGGAGATGCTGCGCCAGCCACGTGTACTCCGCCGCCAAGCTCGGGTGCTCAGCCCCCGCGCCGCCACCCTCAATGGTGAGGAACAGGCCGCGCAGCCCTTCCGGCAGGCCATCCACATCGACGGCCGCGATCTCCAGCAGCCCTGCACGGAGGCGCCTGATCTCCGCAATCGCGCTGGTGCCGCTCATACCAGGGTGATCCCGCGATCCGCCATCCGCTCCTTCGAGCGGGTGTAGATGGCGGAGATGGCGGCAGCGTCCTTGGCATCCGGGAAGAAGATTGCTTCCGCCAGTGACAAGGAGTTTTCCTTGGAGCCGGCAGTATCTCGGTATGCATTGCCCATCGCCATGGCTCGCATCGGGTTCGCCAGCGTCTTCGTGCCGGTACCCGTGGCGCTGCGCATCCCGGTGGCCGAGGACACGTAGATTGTCCGGTCGGTCGCAGTGCGCACCACAGCACCCCAAAGCCAAGTATCGGCAGGGGCGGAACCGGAGCCGGGGTTGATGGCACCGGAATAGCCGCGCGGGTAGGTCGAGAGGCGCCCGAGGTTGCTGACGAACAGGAACTCACCGCCCGCCCCAGCCGAGCCCAGTTCCGACCCCAGGATGATCAGATTGACACTGTTGAAAGTCTGGTAGCGAAACACGAATGCTTCGGTGCCCACCAAGTTGTCGTTGAATGGCGTGATCAGGCCAGATAGGCCACCGCCAGGCAACGTCAGGTAAGCGCCCGGGTAGGTAGGTGCCAGCCCGGTCGGCGTCAGCACCAACCCGGCTTTGGTGCCGATCAGCCCCGCGCTGCTGCCCTTATCGAACAGCCAGTGCTCGGTCGCGCTGGCCTCATAGTCCGGGTAATCCGGCATGAGCGAGGCAGGCACTTTGGGCAGGGTCGTGTCGGTGACGGTCACGTCCACTACAGTCACAGCAGGCATGTGCCGTTCCTCAATTGCGGGTTGTCAGGAGATATTCGACGGCAACTTCCATCACCGTGCCGGCAGCCATGGTGACAGGGGCGGCGGTCGTTCCGCCGATGCCGTTCCAGTAGGCTTTGTTCATCCCGGTACGGTTGGAGACGTAGAAATGGCGCAGCGGCTGGTCCCAGCCCTTCAGCCAGCGCATCTCGAGCGCGTAGCCCACGGGCCCCCACAGCTTGGCGGCGCTGGCTTGCGTATCGATCTGGGCGAAGCCGTCCTGGCTCACGTCCTCCGGCTGCCAGTAAGGCTCCCGCGCCGCTGTGGTGCTGATCAGCGCGCCATTGCTGTGCGTGCGTGCGACGCAGGCCATGGCGATGTAGGCCGGGGCGTCGGCGCCGCCGAATTTCAGCTCCGCTTTGAACTCGAGCCGGTTGGTCAGAACCCAACTGACTGCAGCATCGTCACGAGAGAACTCCCACCGCCGCCACAGATCCAACACCTTCGGCCCTTTGGGCAGCCATGTGGTTTCGGTAGTGCTTCCCGGCAGCCACCCCTGAGAAGACTGGAACATCTCGAAGCGCCGGCACTCGTACCGCATACCAGCGGCTATCGTGATGGGGATACCATCAGCCAGGGCGTAGAAGCTGGTCCTCTCTTCGTTGCCGTGGTTGTTGCCGCCGATAAAGTTGGCGCATCCTTGTGGCCGAACCGCGAACTCCTGCTCACCTTCGATGAAAATCTCCTGGCCGAAGCTGAAGTTCCCGTCGTTGCCCAAGGTGCTCTCATGGACATAGTGCACACGCCACACGTCCGAGTTCTTGGCTGGCTGCGCCAGGTTCTTGATGATGAAGGTGACGTACTTGCCGGAGTTGGCGACCTGCCCCTTGGCGTGCAGGCGGATCTCGGTTGCGGACACGACCTGCGCCACCATCTCCGGGCGCAGGGAACTGATGCCGCCGGCGACGGGCGGGAAAGCCTCCCCGGTATCAGCATAGAAGCCGCGCAGCACGCGCCGGCTTGGCACCGCCACGGTCAGCGGCTGGAAGGGGCGCCCGTTCACGGTGATGGCCGGCAACTGCCGGATGCCACCGGTGCGGGTCTCAACCGCCTGGACCTGAGCCACCGAGGCAGAAGGCCGGAACGGCTCTCCGGTGTCGGTCCACACGCCATCGAGAACCGTCCGGTCCTTGTTAACCCGCGTGGGCTGCAGCATGCGCCCGCCCACGTTGATCGGCGGCAGGTCGATGACCGACTTCACGCGGTTCTGCGTCGCCGCCAGCCTGGTACCAACAGCCGCTATCGTCAGGCTGCTGGTCTGCACCCAGGCACCGCTTCGCTTCGTCCAAATGCCGTTCAGTGCCGGGTTCGGGTCACCGATGACCTGGACCGACTTGTTCTCCGCGTAGTCACCCTTCTTCGCCTCGATATCGACGCGCGTATCGTAGCTGTCGGTCAGGGACAGAGCGGCGGTGGCATTGGCGGCTGCCTGTTCCGCCTCGGCCACCTTGGCACTGGTCGTATTCGCCGCCTGCTGCGCGGTGTCGCGCGCCGTCTCGGCCGCCCCGCGCGCACTCTGGGCTGCGATGCGGTCGGTCCGCGCCAGGTCCGCCGCGTCGAGCGCAATGGCCTCGCTTGCGGCGGCATCGTCGGCGAAGGGCTTTGCGGCATCCGCGCCTGCCTTCGTGCCGGCCCGCTGCGCCTCGGGAAGCGCGGCACTGACCGCCGCCGCCGCCGCGACGGCCTGGACCTGCCCCCAGTCCGGCGTGCCCGTGCTGGTCAGCGTCACCTGCCCGATGGACGACACGTCGAAGATCGCTTCCGCCGTCTGCACGATGGGCGTGGCGATGCTGAGCCAGACGGTATAGGTGCCGGGGACACTGGCGGGCACAACCACCTGCCACGTCCCTGGCGTCGTCTCCACGGCCGTCAGCGGCTGCGCGGCGCTCTCGTCCTCCACGGTGCCAGGCAGCCAGTAGAGCGCCGCGACACCCGTGGCGCCCGGCACTAGAGCGCCAGTCTGATCGTCCCGCACATCGAACCAGACCGGCACATCCGAGCCGATGGTGACGCGCTGACGACGCGCGGACTTCCTGGGGCCTAGGCGCGGCTCCAGGAGCACGTCGAGGGCAGTGCCCGACATGGCAATACTCCAGATTGTGGGGACGATCAGAGGAGGACGGCGGCCCGGAACAGGTCGTCGATGCCCTCGCTATCGAGGCCGAGATCAGCCGCGATGGAGTTCAGCAGCGCATGATCACGCCGCACCTCCAGCGCGAAGTCCCATTCTTCCTGCGCTTCCTCGCCGGCCGCAGCGATGGCCTCCTGGACTTGGGGCAGCAGGCCGGCCGAGCGCAGCGCCTTGCGGGCTTGCAGTGGTGTGACGCTCTCCGGCACGGGGATGCGCGTCGATGCGCCGTCGCCGACCTGAGCCAGCGCCGCATTCAAATCCGCCTGCGTCACGCCTTCCACATGCAGCCGCTCACCGTCATAGCGGCGGGCTGCCATGTCCCCGTTGCCGGCCATGGTGGCGATCCGGACCAGATCCGCCTGGGGGGAAACCAGCACAGATGCAACCGCCATCAGAGCCTCACCACCGTCAGGTTTGTCGCGAGAGTGCCGCCGGCCACCAGAGCGGCGCCGCTGTCCTGCGACACCTGCATGGTCAGCGTGTCGTTGGTGTTCAGGCCGCCACGCCAGGAGCCGCGCAGTCCAACCTGCCCAAGCCCTGCGGCGACCTTCTGGTCAACTGCGAGTGCCAGGCTGTTGTTGATGACGAGCGATAGATTGCGAATGCCCGCGCCGTTGCTGGCGAACAGCACGTTGGCCTCGACAGAGTAGATGCCCCCCATGGGGAGCACGACGCCGTTGTAATTGCCACCGGACCCTGAGGCGCCGCCGAGCGTGTTGGCCCCCACCGTGTCGAAGCTGAAGGTCGTCGCCGTAGCGTTCGGGATCGAGCGCGCAACCGTCGAAGACAACTGGCTGGTCAGCGCCTGCGACATCATGGAGTTGGGCAGCAGGCCATCCGTATCCAGAAGCGGAATGCGCGCAGCATTGGGGGTTATGAACAGGTACTTGGTGCCGCTGCCCCAGTTCACTGCCGACTGCGCGCCGGAGGTATTGCGAAGGACGAGCGCCCGCGTGACCGTGGCGGGACTGCCGGAGGTGTAGACCCCCTCGAAGACCTCGCGCTGTGTCGGAGCCGTCAGGCTGTCCACCACTGTGCAGGGCACCCGCGAACCACTCTGGATGCCGGCCTGTGCGAAGGTCAGGTGACCGGTCATGGCCGCGCCCAGCGTGTAGGTGCCGGTGCCGGTCGTCGTGGTCTGCACCAGCACCGCATCGCCAATGACCAGTGGCGTTCCCATCAGAGATCTTCCTCGATTGAAATGTCGGATGACCAGCGCCGAAAGGTGGCCAGCTTCGGCGCCGGTGTCTCAGTGAAGTGCCCCAGCACGCCGTCACGCGCCGGCATGGCCTCGAAGGGACTGCCGAAGACCTGCCCGGTCGTGCCGGCCATCAGCGCCAGGCTGTCCAGTGCGAGAGCATCAGCCTCGGGCAGACCCGGGAACGACCACTGGACCCGCCGCCGAACGGCGCCGCGCATGGCGTAGCGGATGTCCGAGACACCGGCTCGCTCGTTGCTGCCGGCGTCGATGTAGCCGCGGCTCTGTCCATACGAGACAGCCCGTGACGACACGAGGGCCGGTCCCACCCAGACACGGCCGATCTGCAGGTATCGATCCGCGGCGCCCGACGTGAAGGTGAAGGTCACGAACTGCGCGGTGATGGCCGCCGGCGCCAGGAAGACCCAGAGGCCGGTTCCTGCCGTCACCAGCGGCAGCAGTCCGCTGTTGAACACCTCCACGCCGGCAGAGGAGGCCGCTGCCAGTCGCACCCGGGCCGCGGCACTCGGCTGCACCCCGTCGCGCGGCCACGCCAGCAGGAACAGCCGCAGGTCCGATCGCACTACCCCCAGATTGACGGTGATCGAGATCGTGTTGCCGCCCGTCCAGAGGCCCGACCGCCAGACATCCGCGATCTGCGGCGTCACCACCGAGCGGATGCCGAGCCCCGCCGCCTCACTGGTCGTGCTGATTTCCGCTGCGGCGCCTGCCGCGGCGTTCTCCCAGGCCAAGATGGCGCCCACGTCTACCCCCAGAGATTGAGTTCGAGCCGGTCGCCGCGGACGCTCAGGCCGCGCACCAGCAGAGATTTGCCCTGCGACAGCGCGCGAATGGTCGGCCAAGCCAGGGACACGATGGTCCCCGGCATGACCATCGCTGGCGCAATGCCGGCGGTTCCCGAACGGATGCTGACCCGCCAGGAGCGCCGCGGCACGCCGAACAGGGACAGCAGGCGATCGGCCAAAGCGTGGGCCGCCGCGCCCCCGGTGAAGACGCTCTGCAGCACGTCGGCGTCCACCGCCGCCGGGTAGGCCGCCTGCGCCGCCAGGTTCAGACCGGTCACAACCTGATTGGGCTGGCTCCAGTAGGTCCGCAGCGCCGCGGCCACCGCCTCGGCCGTGTCATTCCCTTCCTGCACGCGGTCGAGGACGCCATAGGCAACCCGCGCCCGCCACCAGGGCGCCGTCTGCTGCCGCTCCTCCGTTGGAGGTGCCGCGAGCATCCAGGGCTCCAGCGTGATCGAGGGGCCCTGATCCTCCGGCGCCTGGAGATAGCCGCCATAGAGCCGTCCGAAGGCATCCCCGCCCCACCAGCCGCCGACACCCGCCGCCAGCCGCTCCATGGCATCCGCGACCGTGCCGCCCGTCACCAGCAGCCCCGCCTCACCGGTCGGCCAGGAATAGAAGGCCTCCGGCGCGGCGCGCGCGCCGTCCAGGCCCAACAACCAGATCACCGGGATCATCGTCCGGACGGGCGCGGCGCTTGATGAAGCCCGCATACAGGGCGGCGGTCTTCTTCCGCTCCAGTTCCGCGTCGTCGTACTGGTCCAGGGAGAACAGGGCCACCGTGGCATTGCTGAACCGGCTCAGGCCGCGGATCTGGCCGGCCTCGATGGCGTCCAGCAGATGCAGGACTTCGCTCGCGGGAACCCTGACCTTGTCCTGCAGACCTGCCAGAGGCTCTGTGCTGTCGGCAGGATGGCGCCTCCAGAACCAGTAGGCGGTACGACGCCCGAGCCGATCGAACTCCACGCCCTGCCGCACCATGACGCCGCCGCTCCATGGGCGGTTGTCGTTGGCGTCCAGCATCTCGGATGGCAGCATCTGCAGTTGCAGGGGAACCGAAAGCCCATCCTCAGGCCGGCGGTAGCGCAGGCGGATAAACACCTCGCCTGCGATGAACAGCTCCCGCGCCGCGCGGCGCTGGAGGCCGTAGAAGTCGGTCAGGCCCTCGGCGTCCGCCTCATCCGTCCAGTCGTCCCAGGCGGAGCGCATGGCCTTCTTCTGGTCAGGGGCAAGGCGTAGCCAACTCGGTGAGATGCCGGGCCCCACCACCGTATTGCCCCACCAATCCAAGGCATTGATCGCGTAGCCGTTGTTGCGCGCCAGCCAGCGGGCGCGCTGCGTAACCGTGCTGCCCGCCGCCGAGATCAGGCTGTTGACGTGCGCCGGGCCGGGCTGGAAGTTCCGCAGCCGCCTAGCCTGAGAGCCTGCCTCCAGCCCCATGCCGCCAGAGCCAGCCACACCAGCCGGGTATGAGGCCGTGGTGGACGGGACGATGGCCGCCATCATTCGCCGGAAGAGGCCCATCTCAGCCATCAGGACAGACCCTTGCCGGCTATGATCCGCACCTGCCGGATGCGCGTTGGACGTGCAGCACCCGTCAGCGCGTCGATCCGCGCCTGCACCGCAGCCATCTCCCGCTTAATCGGCTCCAGGGAGGCTAATCGTTCACCTGCCGGGCTGTAAGTGATGCCAGAACCATCGGGATAGCGGTACTGCTGAACGCCGCCTGCAATTTCCAGAACTGCGTTGGAGTAGGCCGCCCGAAGGGCATTCAGGCGCGCGATGGCATCTTCAAGCTCAGAAGACATCTCGCACTCCTTCAACCCATCGCAGATGATCTCGTCATGCGGCGGCCAGATCGCGCCCTGGGCATGACCAGCCGGCCAGTTGCCGTTCGTGTGACCTGAATGGCACTCTCGACAGGCGCATCTTCTGGACCGACCGGAACGCTGCGCGCGTACTGCAGCCAGAACCGCTCGCCGTACCGGTCCACGCCAAGGTCATAGATTGCTGCGCGCGCATACACGGCACAGTCGAGTTCCTCGTTTCGGCGCCCATTCGCATCCCAGGCAAAGCGTATCCGCCCACCCTTTGACTTGATCCGGCGCCGTTCTTCCGAGACCAGCTGCTTGAGCCGCTCAGGCTGAATGCCGGCGGGGAAGTGAACCCAGCCAGGCGGCAGCTCGCCAGTCTCCCGCACCGTCATACCGAGGCGGCTATACAGCTCGCGCTTGAGTTTCGAGGTCGCGACGGTCCAGACCTTCATGCCGCGGCGGATGAGGCGGCCATTCCGGCGCTTCACGTCCACGTAAGTTGGTCCGCTTACCAGCGACGCCCCGGCCTCACCCTCTGTGCCCTTGGTCGCCATGATGCGAGGGTCATTCAACCTCAGGAGCGCGGCATAGACCTCTTGGGTCATGTCACCGCTGTCCACCGCAGCGCGGGCTACCTGTAGACTACC